CCAAGCCCGGCCACCCGCAGCGGATTGGAGGCAGATCAGCAATCCGCTTCAGACGGCCGAGACAACCGAGTATACCGCGAAAACAACGAGCCAGGCTTCAGGTGATCCGGGCGCTGGGAATTTAGTCTGGAACACCGCGGGGCAATCGAATGCCACGGAACTCTATCTCGATTCGCTCTCCAATCAGGGAGTTGATGTGACGAACTATCTGCTGACGCTCAAAGCCGGTGATCGCGTTTTCATTCAAAGGCTGAGTGACGCAAACCAGTGGCAGTCATTCGACCTCACTTCAGTGACGAACATGAGCGGGTGGGTCAAGCTGGTCGTGGTCCCGGTAGGATCGAACGGCGCAACTTTCGCCAACAACAATCTGGTGAAACTCGCGGCCTGATCTAGCGTCGCTCTCGCCGGTGTTCTGAAGCCATTCGAGTCACCAGCGACTTCAGCCGTTGTGTGGCCCCGCCAGGGGCACCGGCATCCGCAATCCGCAACCGGGCGCAGCCCGTGGTTTCCGGCCCAAATCGCGCAATATCACACGCCCCCCCCTTTGACCCCCCTCGTCCCCGGCGTTTTTCCGCCGAAAAAGATTCCTTTCCTCCGCCCTATGGCGGCGGAGGACGCAAGGCCCAAAAGCGCTCCGCGTCTTCGGGCATGACCAGCTCGACGTAGTTACGCATCAACACGCCGGGGCTGTTGCCCATCTCGGCCGCTATGCGTGGGAGATTCGGCTCAATCGCCAACCGATAGGAGGCATACGAGTGACGCAGCACATCGTGCTTCCACTGGTAGCACGCTGCCTCTTCGAGATAGCCCCGCTTGCGCCTGAGTGTCATGTAGGATGGAACGACCGGCCCTTGGTCAACGCGATCCAGTGCGAGCCAACAACGCAGGGTCTCGCTCATCGGCACAATGCGCCTGTGGCGTGTCTTGGCCACCTTCCCGTCAATCACGATGCGCCCCGTTGCCCAATGGACCTTCGACCAGTCAAGGCGTTCGGCCTCTGATGGACGCAGGCCCCCGAAAAGGCACAGGACGAACCACGGACGAATAGCGCACAGGCACCGGTAGCGGGGACAGCGGCATCCGCCCAGGAGCATGAGCATCCGTTCCGCTTCGTTGAGGGAGAGAATCGGAGGGGTCTTGGCTTCCACCATCACCCGCTCGATGAATTCGCACGGGTTTTCGGTGATCCACCGTTTGCGTCTCGCGTAGGAGAAGAGCGACGAGAAATGCCCGAGATCGCTCGCCCGAGTGGCTGGCGACGTGCCATTGCGTAGCGCCAGAATCGCCTCCACGACCTCGACCGTTATCGCGGTGATGTTCGGATCGTCGTCCAGCCCCAGCTTGCCGAGGTATCGGTTTTGAAACATCCGCAGTTGTGACCCGAGAAGTTTCACATACTTGGGCCGTCGGCCGCTCGTGGTCTTCGCCACGAGAAGTTGTTCGATCGCACTTGAGAACGAAGGCGGAATCCGGCTGGGAGAAGAAAAAAACGCTTCCATAAATCAGATCCCTTCGAGGTGAACAGCAATGCCGCGCTTGACCAACCCGATGAAGGTTGCGAAGGCCCCGAGGGTCCTAAGACTCGACCCTCCCAAAACCCGCTCGCGTTACTAACGCCAAAGAAGAAACAGAATAAGACCCGCTAAAGTTAAGTGGCTCAACCTGAGGAAAATAGGGGAGAAAGCAACCGCTTTCGATGCCATTGTGGTGCTCTACCAACTGAGCTACGGCCCCACGCACCAAACCACGCCACATGAACGCATTACGACAAATCATGTGGAATGTCAAACTGCACTGTGTTCGGCTCCACCATTAATTTTGCTCACTCGGCCGGGGTCACTTTCCGCCGGTGAGCATCATTTTTGGGAGCGTTGGGAGGTCCAACGCATCCATGATCACCCCCATTAACGGGTGGTTCTTGGCCCAGCGCATGAGGATGTCCCGCCCGGCCTGGGTTCTCACGTTCGAGATCACCAGCCGCTCGATGAACGCTCCATCGCTCTCGTTCGTCCCTCGCTCGGTGCGGATCAACCGCTTGACCGGCTCGGATACCCGCATCGACAACAGCGTCTTGGCTTCTGCATTCATAGTTAACGCCTCTCTCGACCCCGTCGTTGGTTTTTGTTGGTTGACGGTGTCACACGCCCAATCAATACACCGTTGGCCCACGAAAGTCAACGGCAGGGGATGGAGCGGAAAAGGCTTGCGTGTATGTCTCTTTCGTCATACATGACCGCCATATGAAGGTGAAGAGCCGTTCGCGCATACGCCGTAACCGGCCGCCCAATCGCAACCTCATCTCGTTCGATCCCTCCACCCCCATCCGCGAGATGCTCGAAGCCGAAGTGCGCGCCGAGGAAAACCGGGGCCATCGTCACGTCCGCACCCGCATCATCGAACGGTGCATTGCTGACCAGCTCGGAGACCGTCACCCGGAACTCGCGCAGCGCTACCAGATCATCAACGACGAACGCTGGCCGCGCCGACTCCTGATCGAAAACCAGCAAGCCGCCTGACCTATGCCCACCGCAACCGAAGCCAAACCTCCCGCCCCCGACGCACCCCCGGCACTCAAGACCAAGTCGGTGCGCGAACGACTCGAAAGCCCGGAATTCCAGAACGCCGTCGCCTCGGTCCTGCCGAGGCATTGCACCCCGGAACGCTTCGTGCGCGTGGCCATCATGGCGGCGACCCGCACCCCCAAGCTCCAGCTCTGCGACCAGACGAGTCTCTTTGGCGCGCTCATCAACCTGTCGATGATCGGGCTCGAACCGGACGGCCGAAGGGCGCACCTCGTTCCCTTCTGGAACAAAAAGCGCCAGACCTACGAATGCCAGCTCATCGTTGACTACAAGGGCATCGCGGAACTGGTGATGCGCAGCGGGCTCATTTCCACGATCCACGCCGACGTGGTGCGCGAGGGCGACATCTTTGAATTCGAGACCGGGGAGATCAAAAAGCATGTGCCTTGGTTCCTGCGACTCGACACCGCGAAACCCAGGCACAAGGGCCGCATCTTCTGCGTTTACGCCGTCGTCAGGTTCAAGGACGGGACCAGCAAGGCCGATGTCATTCCCACCGAGGATGTCGAGGCGATCCGCAAACGCTCCAATTCGCCCAACGATGGACCGTGGGTCACCGATTGGGACGAGATGGCCAAGAAGACAGCGTTTCGCAGGCTCGCCAAATGGTTGCCGTGGACACCGGAAGTCCGCGATGCCATCGAAACCGAAGACGAGCCGGTCGGTGAAACCGTGGACGTGCCGACCGTCCATTTCGAGTTGCCAGCACCGGAAGAAAGCGCGCAGAAAAGCAGCGATGCGCCCGGGCCAAAGGTGAACCTGAAACCGCCGGAACCGCGCCAGTCTGGCGAGGAAACCGCCCAGGTTGAAGGACAGGCACCCCCCGAACCGCAAGCCGGCAAACCGGTGCTCTCCATGTTGCAGGACGGGTTGCAACAGTATCTCAGCACCGCAGAAATCTCGTTCCAAACCTTCGTCCAGTGGATGCAGACCAAGAAGGTCAAGGGCGCGGATACGTGGGCCGAACTTGTCGATGTCCCCGATCCTGCAATCCAGAAACTCACCGAAGCCGACCTCACACAACTCAAGACCGCGGCCGAGCTGGCCGCAAAGGTCAACCCCAAATGAAAAACACACTCATCCACGTCCCCGAGCCGGGAACGCTCACCTTCAGATCGCGCGCCGCCGAAGGGGAACCGGCACTCCACAAACTCATCAACGTCGCCGGGCCGGGAATGCTCATCTTCAGGCCGCGCGAACCAGCAGAAGGCGAGCCGCCGGTCCCCGAAGCGCCAGAGGGCGAACTCCTGCCGCCATCGTCCACCACAACCGGCTGGCCGGACCTGATCGAAGGCGTTCACACCGATGGAAGCGCAGCATGGTATAAGCTCTTCAACGATGCAGTCGAGAAGCCGTGCAGGTATCAACGCTACTACGAGCCGCTGCCGCCCGAGATCCCGCCGAGCAAGGGGAATATGGACGGCAAGGACCTGTGGAAGCCCAAGGACAACCAATATCAGGGCACCTGCGAGTTTGACGCGGTTCCCTACGACTAAGCTATGCCAACCCGGATCATCGAAGCCCACCGCACCAAGACCGGGCTCGCACCCTGGGACGATGCCGTAGTCCACCGGGCCGCGACCCTGTTCCTTTCCACCCTCGCAGAACACTGGTCAACGATTCAGAGCTTTCAGGCCGCATCGAAGAAGAACGAAGTCAGCGTCGGGTTCACCGTCAAATTCGTTCGCGGCAAGACGGGTCCGTCGATGACCGGAAAGATTCGCTTCGCGCGCGCAATCACCGCAGCCGTCGAGGCGAGCGTCCCCGATCCCCGCCAATCTGTTCTGTTCCCGCAAACGCCCCATGAAACGAACCAAGCAACCGAAGCCGAAACAACCGAAACCACAGCAAATCCGTGAGGTCCGTGATGTGCTCGACACCGTGGGAATAGCCCGCCAGGAAAAAACAGTCACGATCAGTTGCCGCAATATCGCACAGGCCCAGTGCATCGAGCGTGCATTGAAGGACCGTGCGAGCCTCGCCTTTCTCATCATCTCAGGCGGCATCCTGAGCTTTCCAAACAACGCGCGGGCTGCGGCCTTCGAGTTGGCCCAACAGATCGCCAACCTCACCTTGTGAGAGACCAGAGCTTCATCTGCATCGACATGCCCGAGGCTGAGTATTGCAGCATCGAAGCTATCAACCATTCGACCCTCAAGTGCATCCACCCAACGCCACTCCACCTTCAGGCTCACGTTCTCGCTGAGCAGGAAGAGGAAGAAGCGGCGGTCCTGCGCATGGGTCAGCTCATTCATGGCAGCCTTTTCCGGCCGCACTTTCGAGACTCGCTTGTCGTGAAGCCCGCAACCCTGAACATGAATTCCAAGGAGGGAAGGGCTTTGCGAGAGGAAACAGAAAGATGCGGCCGTCAGCTTCTCTCAGTCGCGGACTGGGAGGTGATCATCGGTTGCAGCGAAAGCATCCGCCGTCATCCCTTCGCCAAACGCCTGCTTCAGCGCGGCTATGCCGAGGTCGGCGTCTTCTGCCCATACTTCTTCGAGGATGGGAACGTGCCCCGCAGCAGCGTGCTCCGCAAAGGCCGCATTGACTGGGTTCCTCCCGGCAACACCCTCGTTGATGTCAAGAGCGTCCCCTATGCAGGCGCGGACCCCAGGTCCTTCGCACGGGCGATCTCACAGTTCCAATATCACCAGCAGGCAGCGTTCTACCTCGACCTCTGGAACGCCTGCGGTGCCGTGGCCGAACGCCTGCCGCAGTTCTGGCAACCCAAGGAAATCTTCCTCTTCATCGTCGTCGAAAAAGAGCCGCCCTTCGCCGTGGCCACCTACCAGCTTGGAGAGGAATCCATCGAGCTTGGCCGCAGGCAATGGATGGCCGACATCGAGCGTTATTGGGAATGCAGGCGCACCGGGCAGTGGCCGGGATACCCTGAAGAACCGACGCTCATTGATGTCCCGGGCGTTGAACGCAGACTTCGCGAAGCACCGTAACCTCAACCCAACAAAACTATGGATTGGCGACTCGTGTTCCTGATCGCAGCACTCGTCTGCTTCATCATTGATGCCATCGGCATCGTCTCCGCGAAGGTGAAGCTTATCTCCATCGGGCTCGCCCTGTTCGTCTGCTACTTCCTCGTGAGGCAGGGATGAACGAAGCCAGCTTGCAGGAAGTGGAACTGGACGAGTTGAAACAGCGCGTCGCCGTGCTTGGAGAAGTTCGTCAAGCACATCCACGAAAGGGTCAAGGAATTGGAGTTCCCGGTGGCGCGGAACACGCAGGAACATGAAAAGCCCGCCGACCATTGACGACCTTATCAAGTGCGCAAAGCGTGAGCTTGCCCTGCGCCGCACGGTCTTCAACAAGCGGGTGCTGGCCGGGAAGATGACTCCCGACATGGCCGATCACGAACTCGCTTGCATGGCCGGGATCGTCAAGGTCCTCGAAGGATGCCGCGCACCATCGTTACCGCTGAAGGACCCCTATGGCCTTCCGCCTGACACCGATGTCGAACCATGACCATCGAAGAGAAGCAGCGACTCTGCGCCCAGGTGAATGACCTGATTGCCCGCGCACACCTCGATTTGCCCGATGCCTTGGGCGTCTTGGAGATCGTGAAGTTCAAGATGCTGCGTGACGCCTACGACAAGCGCGGCAAGACTCTCAGGGAGATTTTCGGAGAAGGATGATTCCCGCGCCCGGCGTCAGCCTGCACCTGTTCAACCGAACCAAGGGGCCATAGGGATTTGGCCCGTCGTACGCAGGACCACCGGGCGCTTTTTTCTTGCTTGGAACGTATTGCGTTTCGTCATACGCAACAGCAACACAAACCAGCCGATGAACCAGCTCTACTGTCGGGTGTTCACGCAGATCCTCGATTCCTCCCTCGCAGATGATTGGCAGGTCAGGCTGGTCTTTGAGGACATGCTCAAGCTGGCCGACCTCGATGGCGTCGTGGACATCACTCACGAAGCCTTCGCGCGGCGCACCAATGTTCCCCTCGACATCGTCAGGCGCGCCATCGTGGTGCTGGAAAGCCCGGACCCTAAGTCCCGCGCCACGGACGAGGAAGGCCGTCGCATCATCCGTCTCGACGAACACCGCGACTGGGGATGGGCTATCGTTAACTGGGAGAAGTTTGAACGCTTGCGTAGCGCAGCGGATATGCGAGCGGGTCGCGCGGCCCTGAGAGCAGGAGAGCGAGCCCGTAAGAAGGCAAGGGCGGCGGCGGCGGCGGCGGCGGCGGCGGAGCCGCCGATGTCCGTGGACATGTCGCCCACGTGTGGCCCACATGTGGTCCACACGTCGCCCACATGTCGCCCACCCTCTGGTGTTGGTTCTGCCTCTGCCTCTGCCTCTGGTTCTGATTCTGATTCTGAAGGGAGGGAGCGGGAGGGAAACGCAGCCCCGAATGTGGCCCACAAGTCCGAACCGTCCCCCAAACCGCACAAAACCGGCCCGGCCGAGGCTCCAGGGGCCGATCCTGGTGGTCGCGCGGCAAATCCGCACATTGGCCCGAAGTCCGAACCGTCAGACAATTCGCAGCCCGTGGGGCTCGTTCAGAAGCCCTTCCAAGCCCAGGGGGCCCCCGATGCCCACCCGACCCCGAAAGATGCCCCTAATGGGCGCGTAGCAACAGCGCTGGCCCTTGTAGGTGACGATGAGACCAAGGTTCTGCATCAGATTGAAGTCGTCTGGACGGAATACCCGAAAAAGGTCGGGACCATCGAAGGCAAGCTGGCAATCCGCTTCGCCATCCGGCGCGACGGATTCCCGGCTGTCCTTGCCGGGACCAAGGCCATTGCTGACGCCGACAGGATGGGCCGAACGCACCCCGGGCGGTTCCTGCCCAAGCCTGCCGAGTTCTTCGAGACCGGTCGCTACCTCGATGACCCTTCGTTCTACGCACGGTTTCTGACCCGGGAGGAGGAAGCCGAAGCCGAACGCAAGGCGCGTCAGGAAGCCAAGCTCCAGCGGGAGCTGCGAGCGACAGAGGCTTTTTGCGAAAACATTTTGAAGCCCCGCACATGAACACAACGACAACCTGCCGCATCTGCGGCGCACCCGTGACCCTGGCCCACGATCAAAGGCTCGCGGAGGCATTGCCGGAACCCTACCACAGACTCGTCGAATCGGTCGCCAAGCGCATCTGCTGCAACCGGTGCGCCGATTTTCACCGCGCCCGGCGGGATACCGTCGAGCATCTGGAAAAACTGATGATTCGCGCCCTCGTCCCCGGGAAGGAAGAAATCATCCCGGCACGACTGGAAACAATCCGCGAAAACGTGACCCGAATTGCGATGACCCTCACCAAGTTGATCTGCGACTATCATCGAAGGCCATTCCTTCCCCAAACCCACACCATGCTGCTCGACAGGTTGATGGAAAATCCGGCCAAGTGCCGTCGGATCGTTTATGAGTTTGAAGACTTCGTCCGGCCCGACGAAGCTCGCGCAGTCCGCTCACCATGCGTCGCATGAACTTTGGGGTCGTCGCCGCACTTTCTGGTTTCGGTGCTCATTCATGGGTCGAGCGCGAGCCGGTTGGGTTTTGCCGCGGCGACGGCCCTTTCTTGCAGCCATGATCGAAGCGTTCGATGAGGCACGCCGCAGCCCGTTGGCTGATCCCCTCGACGCAATAACTGTCGAGTTTCCCTATGATGAACTGGACGGCGAGAAGCCGGAAGCCGACGAGGTCTCACGGCGCAACGCCCGGGCCATCATCTTCATTCGGGAAGTCCTCCGGTGGGTGATCGAGCCTTGCAGCGCACGGGCGATCTTCGTTCGCACCGTCGCCCTTGCCTGGGTCGTCAACCCGTCCGTGTGGGAGAATGCACCGTCCCTCACCGAACTGGCGCGCCGCTACCGCGTGCCGCAGCCCACCTTGGTCAAGGGCGTGCTGAAGGCCGCGCGCCACTTCGGCATCAGGAACCGGGCTATGCGAATCCGGCTCAGGAAGGTCGTGAACGCCTAACGCCTGCGCCCGCCTCGCTTCTTTCTTTTTGTTCCGCAGGGCATGTCAGTGAATGCTGAAGTTCTGGATGTTCGTCTCGGAATCCGCAAGACCCGGAACGTCCGAAGTGTAGGCCGCAAGCCAGCCCGACTTGTTGAGCAAAGCGCTGGCCCCCGAGGCCCAACTGCTCGTCCACGGTCGCGGCGGCACGCTTTCCCCCGGGTAGCCTTGCTTCCAGCGAATGATGCCGGGGGCGCTGTTCAGGAACATGCTGACCTTCGTGAGTCGTTTGTAGTAGCCGCCCACAGGGATGATGGAGGGCGCAAGCGCGTTGGTCGCACCGGCAGCCAGGAACGTGAGCGATGCCTGCCCGACCTCCCCGGCCGTGTCGGTGGCGCGGACTAACAGCGTCCAAGTGCCTTCCCCAGTGATCTTCGCCGCAATCCCGCCAACCTCCCGCTCCCCGACCGGGGCCGTGTTCTCCTGATGCAGAATGATCGGGCTGTCGCCCGCGCGGGTGAGTGTGACCCGGATGGATGCGAGGTTGTTGTCTGAATCGCGCACGACCGCACGCCAGTCGAAGCTCGAAGGGGCCGTGAAGCTCTGCCCGTCGGCGGGCGTCGGCGGCTGAATCCACTCGATCTTTGGCGCGTAGGCTGACGCTCCGTATTCCCAGACCCGCCACGGCGGGTTCGCAGCCAGGTTGTCGATGTCCCATGCCGTAGAATCGTTGAAGGGCACCAAGCGCCACTGCACCGTTGGCTCCGCCCGGGGCGCGGTCTCGAAGAAATCCCGACCGATGCGGCCCAGAGTCACGGTCGGGACCGGTTGCGCGGACGCGAGCAGGGCGTGTTCATACGCGCCCAGGTCCACCTTGCGCACAATCCAGACTTCAACCGGACGGGAGGCAACCCATGCCCGCGCGGGCCAGCCCAGCCGACCGCGCAGCCCCGTGATGTTCCATGTGGAACTGGTCGCCCCGGCCGCAGTCGCGTCCGTCGTGGCCGAAATCGCCATGAACTCCACGATCTGCCCGGCCGTGTCGGCGGCCACCGTGCCGAAGGTCGTGTCCGAGCATTCGATCAGGATCGCCATGAAATCGTTGTTCTCGGCCGATTGCTGGCCCGGGTCCGCATCCAAGAGGTCGTTCTCGTCCTCGATCCCTTCGGCCCGCAGCCGCGTGATGGTGAGCGTGATGCTCGTGGCCGCGGCCGCCACATCGGCCGCCAGACGCCCGCGCAGCACGATCTGGCGTTGCCAGCCCAACAGTTCCGCAGACAGGTCGTCCGAGCGGCGAAGGTAGAGCCCGCATCCGACCGTCGTGTTGTCCTCACGGGCAAGGAGCGGGGTGACCATGTTCGCCTTGCCGTCCACCAGATCCGGCGGCATTTCCAAGAGGCGCGTCCACAACACCGGCTCAGGCAGTTCGCTTGGCAACACAGGTTCGTAGGTTGAGTCCGGCACCACTATCGGCGTGAACGTGTTTTCCTCCTCGCCGTAAATCTCGGCGGGCGCGTTGCCTGCCGGAAGGCGTCGGCGCACCACCCGCAAAGCGCTCAGGAGTGCCGTCCCTCCCGGCTTCACGTCCACGTCGCACAGAAAGAGGTCCCCGGGGGCGAGCAAGTCGGCAAAGCCACGGCGCACACGAAGGGTCACCCGCCTTGCCGGACGGCCCCGGCGTGAACTCCAGCTTTCCAGCCATGCCATTGCCTGCTTCTGGCGGGTAATCCAATCCCGTTGCAGCGCTTCGTTGCGCAGCCCGCCCGGGATCGCACGGACATCCAAGGTCGCCACCCGCACCACGTCCGGCTTGTAGGCCCGGGTCCGGTCTGTGTATTGCAGCGACCACTGGTTAGGCAGCGCAGCCGGTTGCGGAAGCTCGATCTTCGCACGTTCGACAAGCTGCGCGTTGCGTATCTGCGGCCAGCTCCCCGCCTGCGTCGAGTCCACCTCCCGGGTCCATGCCGTCGCCCCGATCAGGCCACCGTCGTTGATCACCCGGAACTCACCCAGCTCGCCCAGGGTGTTCCCAAGCTCCCGCGCGGTCAGTTGGGTTTCCAAGAGCGGCGAGATGAAGTTGCGATTCGCGTCGGCCTTCACCACGCCCAGAGCTTCGGTCCACGAGGGCGCAAACTCGGATGGCGGCAGGTCCAGCCCGAAGCGCGGGTCCGCGAGGGCTTCCTGCGCAACCCCGGCCGGGTTCGCCTCCCCGTCGAGCAACCCCACCGGCACCCCGTCCGGCCCGCGCGGCGCACGCCGCACGATCACCTCCACGTTGGGAGCCTGCGGCCGTTCCCGTCCGAAAAACCACTTCACGAGCACCGCGTAGCACCATCCACGGTAGGCCGGGTGAACCTCCCCAAACTCGTTGTCGTTGAGAACCGCATCGGCAACCTGCGTGGCATTCCCCCAGTAGAAGCGCACCTCCCCGAGATTCTGCACCGTGAAGATCGAATAGCCGTTGGCATGAACCCCCAAACCCGCAGGCGTCCCGTTGCCCTTGCCTTCCCACATCGTCTTGCCGTCCACGATCACCGTCAGGATTTCATCGACCGGGCCGGCGCAGACGAGGCAACCGAGCGTGCCGAAGTAGTCGTAGGTCTTGGGGCCGCCGCCCTTGCCCTTGCCCATGCTTATTTCTTCCCGGGCCGCTCGTCCTTCGCCCGCTTGTTGAATTGTCTATACACCCGGCCGATCCACGTCACCGCGAGCTTGCGGGTCCCGGCGACGTAGGGCACCGGTCGCGCCTCCGAGACGTTCGAGACATCCGGCTCGTCAATCCCCGCAGTGTCCCGGGACTCGGCCGGTTTGTAGTTGCGTCCGCCAAGAAAGCCCATGTCACGCTTCTGCGTTTAACCTTTGGGGTCTCCACGCGACCGCGTAGCGATCCGCCCAGGTCGGGTCGTTGATCGAGTGGATCGCCACCCCGCAATGGCGAAGGGCGTGGACGAATTGCCGACCCGGCAGCATCAGGCCGATGTGGGAAACTAACGCACCCACCTTGAAGCCGAGAAGGTCCCCCGGGATTTCCTCGCCCGGGCTCAGAAGTTTCAACTTCTGTGAGTGGGAGCGCGCTGTCTCGATCAGCACCGAACGGTCGGCCGTCCCCGACCACCGGGACGGTGCAACCACCGGGCTAAGCCCATGCTCCCAGCCAGCCTCCCGCCAGAGTGCAAGCGGCAGACGATGGCAGCACGCCCCGATCCCGCACTCGGCCATGTTGTCCCGGTAGGGCGTCCCGAGCCATCGTTGCGCAGCCATCCAAAGGCGTTCCCCGAAATCTTTTTGGTCCGCTTGACACGTCTCTTCCGAGTAACGAGTCAGAGGGCTCATTTCTTGCCGGTCGCAGCCGGTTCCTGCCGCACCCTGAAGTTCGATGGATTGCCCACCGGCAGGAACGGGAAGCCGCCGAAATTCGCGTAGTTGTCGAACTTGTTCTTGCATGTCGTGGCCAGCCCGTCGCAGCCGGGCCATCCAAAGGCACTCGTCAGTTCACCGATCACCGTTTCCGCAGTCCACAAGTGATGCGTGTCGATCCCCCCGACCAGCTCATCCTTGCGAATCCGCGTGAGCCGCCCGCCCATCTGCATGATCCCGCCCGCAAACCACCCGGCAGGCAAGGCGGGTGTGGTCACGTCATACACCGTGCCCGCAAGGCCGTTGACCGTGACCGTCTTCCGCCAATTGGCAGCAAGCAATGTGCAGGCCCGGGAAAACAGGGCGTAGTTGCAGCTCGTCTGCACCAAGGCACTCGGAAATTTCCGTTCGGGAAGGCCCCCGAACTGCACGAGCGTGGCCGAAAGAAACGGGCCGTCTGCCTCGACCGAAAGGATTTCACCCACGAAGATCGTCTTCGCAGGGTCGGCACCCTTCCATTCCTTGACCGTCAGCTTCCACACGCTGCCGGTGTCCATCGGCTGCGCGATGATTTCCCAGAGCGGATTGGCCGTCTCGAACTGCGTGCGCAAGCTCAGCCGCACGTCGTCCCACGAGAGCGAATCGGTCGTCTGATCGTGCTCGATCTGCGCGCACGTCCACTCTTCCCCGTCCGCCTGGAGTGACGAACCGGCCATGTCCGTGAAACGCCGCGTCTCCACGACACCCTGATTGGTCTGGCGGGTGAAGCGGAACAGATGCGCAACCACCGGGAGGGTCCCCTGCGAGCCTGCAATCTCGCCCGAGATCACTCCGTATTCGTTGGGCGTCTCCATCCACCGCACCACTGCCGTCCCCCCGAGCACCGATTGCCATGAGATGTCGAGAGACTGCGAGGCGAAGCGTGCTAGGATCGCAGTCCCCAGCACCGTCGTCTGCGCATCCCAATCGAGGGTGAGCGGGCTCATCAGGCTCACCACGTCCCCGGTCACCGAACTGCTCTGCACGACCTCCACTGCGGGAACGTCGAAGAAAAAGAGGGCGCGGTTCTCCAGTTGCATCGCCGCAAGCCCGTCCGGGTCCAGCACCCGGATGCTGCTCGCCCCCGCACTCACGTCCTCGGCCAGCCCGCCGATGTGCAACCACTGCGGCAACCAGCACGTCTGCGATGATCCCCCGAGTGCCGCAAAGAACTGCGTCAACACAATCGGGCTCTCACCCAGAAGCGTGAGAGCGGTCTGCATCTCCCGGTTGGCCGGTTGCGGATACCGGGCCGGGGCATCCGTCAGAGATGGCCGATGCTCCGACCAGTCCACCCGCGTATTCGCAGAACCACTCGCCTGCGGGGTAGCCATGTCGGGGAAGGACGGGAAGATAAGCCGCACCACACCGTCACCCGCGGCCGGCCCGTTCGAGAACGAGGCTCCCGTGACCCACAGCGCGCCATCGACCAAGGTGTCCTCGCAGTCCAGAGCATACTCCACTGACTCCGTGGTCAGCATCACCGGCACCGGCGTTGACTTGAATCGCCCCGCAAGCACCGGCACGTAACCCATGATGTAGCCTTCGTCCGCAGGCCCCGGCGTGAAATCCACGAGCGTGTATTCGTGGTTGCGGTCAATCCACAGCCAGCGGTTTGCCTGCCACGCAGGACCGCTCGTCCCCAGCTCGCGGAAGCCCGGCCAGAAGGGGAAAAGCACCGGCTCAAGCTCGTAGTCCGCAAGCGCATTGCGCACCGCGGCCATCCCCTTGCCAGAGACGACAATCTTCCACGAGAGCCCGCTGCGAAGCCGCCCAGGTGATCGTTGCGCGCGTCGTTCCCTCCCCGTCAGCCCCGTTTCGATCTCCGCAGTCGTCTCGTGCCGGGAACTCATCCCCGGTCCCCATTCCGCAGGATCATCGAGAAAAAGACATCGGCCGAGGCGGCTGTCCGTGACGTAGCGCATTATCCCACGAACTCGTGCCGGGTCTGCCGGATGATGTCCAACACGATCCCGCGCCCGCTCCCCGATGAAAGCCACTGGTCGGCACCGTGTCGGCTGTCGAAGACCGCGACGTTGACTCCACCACCACCCGGGCCGGGTGGCGCGTTCCCGGCCCGCATCGACTCAAGGTATTCAGGCGTCCAGTAGCGGGTCGCCTCCGCATCGAAAACAAACTCGCCGCCGTGGACGACCCCGGTGGGAACCCCGGGGCTTGTGCTTCCCGTGTAACCACCGGAAGCGAAGCTACCGGAGAGGGCAGCCAGAGCGGCGAGCAAAGCGACGATGCCGATTGCAGCGGCGGCACCGTAGGAACTGATCGAAGTGAACAGCGCACCCGGGGCCTTGGCCGTTGCCTCCGCAGTCGATGAGGTTACCTCGACGGCCTTGACCGCCAGGCGGCCGACGATCCACTCCGCAAACATCCGTGAGATTGCCTCCACCAGTGAGGTCGCAATCGTGTTGTAAATGTTCATCAGCGCTTCCCGCCACGTCATCGTCGCCATGATCAGGCCGGTCATGCTCCGAGAAATCCCCTCGACCGCCCCGCCGATCCCCGCCTTCCAGACGTTCGCCACGTCCATCGCCGTGATGGTCGCCATCTCGCGGATCTCCTTGAAGACAACCCCCCACTGGTCCGCATACGAACCCGGGTCCGGCCCCATGCCGAACTGGCGACCCTGCACGGCGGCAAGCTGGCCCCGGTAGGTGTCCAGCCGTGAAAGAATCTGCTCCCGTTCCTGATCGTCCTTGGCCAAGGCGGCGCGCGCCTCTAACGACTTGACGATCTCCGCCAGGACCCGGGACTCCTCGTTCAGCAGCCGGCTCAGTTCACGGTGCTTTTCAACTTCCGTGAGCCTGAAGTCCCCCTCGACCTTGGCCCGCCGCAACTCAATGGCCGCCATCCGTTCGCGGATTTCGCGCTCGTCCTCCAGCAGACCCTTCTTGGCACTCTGCTTCTTGACGACCTCCGTAGTGGCGTCCAGCTCCTTGCCGATGAGCGGAAGAGTTGCCTCGCGCGTCTTGCGAGCGTCCTCCAGAAGCTTCTTGAGTTGTTCGACCGCAGTAAGCGGCGTGTCGGACGGCTCCTCCCCACCGAAGACCAAATTCGCGATGCTCTTGTTGCGATCAAAGAACTTCTCGAACTGTTGCAGGATTTCGAGGCTTTCGGTCAGACTCTCATCCCACGTCCGCGCGGCCACCGGTTCGGTAGCTCCCGTCCCCTCTGCCTGCCAGCGGGCAAGAGCCATCCGGGCCGGGGTCGTCATTGCCCCCATGAAGTCGAACACCTTCAGAAGCCCTTCCGCAAAATAGACGATGGCGGCCTTGAAGACGCCCTTGAGAAGATTCCCGAAGGTCTGCGCGATGTAACGGAACCGGTCGCCCAGGTAGAGAATCCCGGCCACCATGCCGAAGACGATGTTCTTCACCGCGGCCTGAGCCAGCGTGTCGATGGTCGCTTGTATCCGGCCGAAGAATTCCACGATGCTCTGTAGCCCGCCTTCCGTGACAAAACTCCACATCTTCGTGGCCGAAGTGCGGATCGCTTCCATCCCCAGCTCGAACCCGGCGCGGATCGTCAGGTGAATCAGCTCCTCGAAAGTGCCGTCCGTCCACTTCTTGAAACCCAGGTCAAAGGCCGCAGCGATCAGCTTCGCAAAATCCTCCCACAGCTTCGCCTTCACGATGGCCTGCATCGCCACCTTGATCTTTTCAAACACCGGCTCGAACGCCACACCCAACGCCTGCTGCGCAACGTCTCGGATGTTGCTGGCCAGCGTGCGCCAGGTCGTCATCCCGACAAGGCCCGCCTCCTTGAACGCCTTCAGCCGCTCCGTCAGAAATTCGTAGAGACGGCCCTGCTCGCGCGCCTGCGCAATCTCCTGCGCGTTGATTTGCAGGATGCGAGCGGCAAGGGCGTTGCGGTCAATGTGCCCCTCGATGAGTGCCCGAGTCTCCTGCAACAACTGCTCGTTGGCGATGCCCAGCCCCGACAATGCCTGCGACATGAGCACCACCAAGTCCACTTGCTTGCGCAGGCTGATCCCGGCCGAGGTTGCACTGCCCGTCACAGCCTGAAACCCACGCACAAGTTCCTCGAACGTGGCCGGGCTTTCCTTGGCCTTCTGCTTGAGCAGCTCGACGGCTTGGGCCGACACCCGCAGGGCATCGTTGAAGTCCTTGAAGCGTTGCGGTTGGAAAGTCTTCTGGACCGCCGCGATCCCCAGCCGCGCAGTCTCCAAGGTCGCGTTGAATTGAAGACCGGCCTTGGCGGCACGAAGAAATCCACTCGCCAACGCCCCCGCACTCACCGCGGCCGCGACCGGGGCCACCAGACTGCGCAGCGACCCGGCCACCTTGGCCAGCGCAGCCTGAACCTGGGCCGCACCGTCAACCCGCAGGGTGATCGTTACCGGCTGGCTCATGGTTCAGTCTGCCGCTCCAGAATCTTGCGCAGCGATTCAAAGCCGCGCTTGCCGGAACGGCCGTGAAAGCCCACGGCCGTTCCCGCCGCGTTGGCTTGCAGATCAATGAGCGCTTCCCCGGCCTTCAGTCTTCTTGCGGCGTTCACCAGCAGGAGAAGCCATGCGGGCGATTCGTTGAGCGCTTGCTCCCGGGTCAGCCCGGCGAGGATGCAGGCTTCGGCAACGAAGTCCGCGTAGTCTCTCTCACCAAGGCTGCGGCCGCGTTGGCCGCCTCGGCGTGGGGAGCCATTGTTTCCGCCGCCCATTTGTTGTGCTCGACCATTGCGCCCATGAACACGGAAAAAGGGGTGTGATTGACACGCCTCCCTTCGCGGACCAGCTCGAACATAGACTCCAGCTCCAGTTCGTCGGACCAGCCGTCCGGTTTGTCGCACAGCATCTCGGCTAAGGCGCACGGATCGTCCAGCAGCACGCCGAACTTGCGGAGTTCCCGGTTCTTCAACTGGCGCACGAGCACGTCGATCATCAACCCGCTGCGCATCTTGACACGGACGTTGACGCCACCGTTGAGAGTTTCGGTCTTGGTCGGGCCTTCACTCATTTGAGCTTCACCTCACTGACCCGGTTGCTGCCGCTCAACTCCTTGTGATCGGTGATGGTCGCACTCCCGTCCCGGCCCAGGTTCACCGCGCAACCGCTGCTGCCGAAGATCAGGAGCACCACCACTGCGGCGATCACCAGACCCGCAATCACATAGATCACTGTCCTGCCGTGCCGCGACCACCACTCGGCCGGTTCGTACTTCTTGCCCGCAGGATCGACCGGTTCCTTCTTTGGGGGTTGATCGCTCATTCTTCCCGCCACGCGGCGCAGCACCCGGCGTCTTTCCAGTGCTCGAAGCGATTGGGTTCCGTGTAGCTGTGGAACATGAATTCCACCCATGCGTCGGTGCATCTCTCTTCCGGCACAAGGGTGATCAGGTCCAGCTTGCCGATGGGACTCAGGCCGCGCGGCCATGTCTTCACCTGATGCAGCGGCGCGTTCGTGGTCTGGTAGAGCAGGCATTCAATCGTCGGTGAATCCGTGAAGCGGCCAGCGATGCGGCGCACCTTCACCGCATCCTCACCGTTGACCACTAACTCCGTCCACTTGCGTTTCGGGGCCTTGGACTGCACGGCGCGCGGGCCTTCGGGCACGGTTGCGGCAATCGTCAGGGCGGCGAGAAGACTATAGAGAAGTTTCATGTGCTAGGTGGCGGCCACTTGTTCATAATCGCTGCTACCAAGGCGTCGAGAAATGCAGCCGCGCCCGGGATAGCGTCAAACTCTTCCCGCGAAAGTTCGACAATCCCGGCGTGCTGCTCGCCGCCCAATACTTCGGGTGGCGCGCTCAATGCCGCGGTGACCGTCACGATTTCGGATTCACCAAACACGCCGGTCTCGAAGACGTTTAACGTGATCCGTTTCGGCAGATCGTAAGACTGCACGACGTTGGTTGATGGTGCCCCGCGCGGTTCCGCCCACGGTGGGATCGTTGCGATTGGCATGGTCAGGCTGGAGTTGTCGCAGTGGTCCGCACTTCATCGCTCGTCCCCGAAGCGTTCTGAGCGGAGATTTTGAAATAGTAAGCCGTCGATGCCGCAAGTCCTGTGACGACCTTGGGGCTGACCGCGGCCGCATCAATCACGGTGTAGGGGCCACCCACGGCAGTAGCTTGCGAGACAGTGTAGGATGTGGCTCCCGCCGATGCAGTCCAAGCCAGGCTGATCTGTCCCGAACTGGGAGTGCCGACGAAGTTTGTCGGAGCGTAGAGAGTGTTGATGTAAAGCTGGCGTTTGCCCGAAGCGTCCACCCCGATCAGGATGCGCCGCAACCCGCCCTGATACCGCAGGAGCGCGCCGCTGAAAGTGTTGTCGCTCAGGGTATCCTGCGCGTCGATCTGAAGTTGCTTGCCGACCACACCAAGCTGTCCCGCGTAGAAGTCAATCACCTGCGCCGCCGAATGCGGAGCGGCAATCGCCAGACCGGCCGCGTTTGCATCCCGGGTGCGAAGGGAAACCTTGCTCCTCAACTCGGAAATTGAATGGTTGGCGTTGTAGGCTTCCACCCCGCCAAACGCTGAACCGGCCCCTGATCCGCAGATGACCCAGTTGCACATCTCCGCACCGACACCGGTTTCCAGATTGCGGAGGCGCACGGCCCGCTGCGCCGCCTGTGTGCATGTGTAGGTAATCGGATTAACGACCGTCTCATCAATGATCGACAGCGCCGGAACTTCAAACAGATTGGTCAACGCACGCCATAACTGCTTTGCCGCGGTGACATCCCACAACTGGGTTGCCGCAGCAAGCAACCGGATGGCTGACTCCTGAGTCACACCATTCGTTCGCCGCCAGCTTTGAAGGTTCGTGGCTCCCGCACCACCAAACACGGTCAACTGGCTGTTGCCAGCATTCGGATCGCCAATGCTGATCGCCAGAGTCGGGCTTACCCCGGTGATGACCGCGGCGGTAACCGTGGTCAGAACGGGCGAGGATACATAAAAGCCTTTCGAGAGGCCGTCGTCCGCAACCCATAGCTCCGTCACCCGCGCCGTGAGGTCCGCACCGGCATTGCCCGCCCCCGCAATCTTGAGAATGCGACCCACGTAGATGCCGGTGAGGTCGGTCACCGTGATCTGATGGGATTTCTGCGTCCCGGCCGTTGCCGCGGCCGTGCCGGGCGTGAGTGAACTCGGTGGACCGGCCGCAGGAATTTCATACCAGCCAAACGGCGAGGGGACATCCTGCGTGAACAGCGTGGTTCGTCCCGCCCCGTCCCGTTGCAGGAGCAGTTCACCGGACACCAACAGGCTCGCCGCCGGATACATCGCGCGGCTCATCGGGATCATGCACTGGTAGTCAATGGATGAGCGGAAGAGCCGCACTTTGCCGTTGTAGTGCCAGAAGAGTTCGTCGCCCAGTGCGCCGCTTGGATTGACCGGGGTGCGGTATTTGAACGTGTATTGTTCGTCATTGCAGAAGATGCCATCGGGAAGGCGTCCGTTCTGGTCAATGAATCCCGGCTGGTTGATCCACGAATTGCGCGCGAAGTGGGTCACCTTCGTGTTGTCGTGCTGGAACTTCGGAAGCTGGATGCAGAAAGTGCAGTCCTCGAAAGCTACGGACGTGGCGTAGGCTGACTGAGTGCCGCGCTGGTAGAACTTCGGCACATAGCGGTTCCACGTCATCGTCCAACCCGCATTGGTTCCCTGAAAGAGATTGACGTGCAGATGGGCGAACTTCGACTCACTGCGCCAGCCTTCGATCCACCACAGCATCGGGCCGTAGCCCTGCGATTGTCCGCTGGTTTCCTCCAGATGCGTTCCGTGAACCGTGAAGTTGTCCCCGTAGAACGCAATCGCGGGCCAGCCGAAGACGACCTTCGCATCGGCCGGGATCTGGGCACTGTTGAGCGTGGCGTCCAGTGTCACCACCGCACCGGCAACGGATCGCACCTTGCGGATCACTCCCCATTCCGGCGGCGCGGGGTTGAGCTGACTGTCCCCTTCAATCACGCAGATCATGCCCGGCTTGATGTCAGCCGTCGTTGCAGGACCGGTTGTCGGCGTCGTTTGCTGGTGAACCTTGAAAAGCTTGGTCAGGTTGGCCGGAGTAACCGTTGCCCCGGCGACACTGCTCACCGTCCCTTCAACTTTCAGGCCGTTGAAAGCTGTGAGCGGAGCCATGAACCCGCCGAGAATCGTCACCTTGGGCGATGGACGAAGCGTCTGCCCCGCGAACGAGGCAATGATCCCCTTGTCGTTGCGCAGGCAGATGCGGGCCGAGATGGACGGGTGGATGATCGTCGTGATGTAGGCATTCTGCGCGCCGATGTGGATGCCGGTGTCGCACTGGTCAATGTGGACGTTCTCTAACAGGTTGAAGTCACCGTGAGCGTCCTCCGTGTTGGTGGCGTTGTCCCCGATGCCGATGCCTTTGGCCCACTGCTTGATCGCGACATTGCGCATCACAAGCGACGACGTGCCGATGGACGACCTCACGGCGATGGCTCCGGTCGCGGGCGTGTTGAACGTGGCGTTGCCTGCCGGATCAAGGTCCGTGCCGAGGCTCACCGTGCTGGACACCCCGATGATCGTCATGTCGCGGATCACGACCTGCCGTTCCCAGGCCCCGGTGAAGAGAGCGATCTTGTCGGTCAGGTTGCCGTCGAACTTCAGCACCGTCCCCCGGTTATAGATGTCCGTGCCGTCCGACCCTACAGAGCGTTGCGAGAAGCACTCACCGCGGATCTCGAAGGAATTGAAGAGCGGGGCTTCCAGATAACCGGTCGGGTGGGTTGACGATTTTGCAGGCCCGGCTTTCTGCGGCGGAAAGGCGGGGTCATACTCGCAGTAACCCAGCACGAGCACGTTGGGATCGGTGGGTGACCAAGGAGTCAGGTGATAGATGCCCGCCGGGACGAACACTCCCTTCTTCTGTTCCATTGCCGCGTCAATGCACTTCTGGAACGCCAGAGTGTTCACCGTGGCAGTCGCATCGGGATGCGCCCCGTAGTCCCGCACATTGAACTCGCCGCGCAACGGACAGCCACCCGGAGTTACTCCATCGTGAACCCGCAAACTCCAGGCATCCGTGTTGACCGTCACCTCGCGCGGCGCACCCACATAACCCGCGTGGTCCGCGGAATTGCCGCCCCTGTGTTGAACCAGCTTGCTCATTAGTTGTGGTCAACCAGCATCGAACCCGATGGCGTTTCCGCAACACTGTTGATCGCGACTACCCAATACACACTGAAGCCCGGTTCCTGATAGTCCCAGAACTCCCGCGCAGTTGCCGCGACCTCACCGACAGGAAGGGAGTTTGCATAGCTGCTGTCGGGATCGCGGTTGATCCGAAAGCCAAGGACGTTCGTGCCGGGATGGGTCCAGAAGAGATGAATGCTTTTCTGCGTGCTCCCGCCACCAACCGGAGCGACAAGGTTGCTCAACGCCGTCGCGGCCGCAGGGGCCGTTCCGGCGATTGAAACATGCACGGCACTGGTCACGGTCGTTCCACCGGCTCCGATGGCCGCAACGTAGTAGTCATACTCGCCCAGGCCCGGTGACTGCTCGTAGGCTCGCGCGTCCGTCTCCAGCGTGGCCTGCGCCGCGACAGCCCCGGCGTCCCGGGAACGGCGCACTTCAAAGGAAGTCACGTTTGCCCCGGAATGAGTCCAGACAAGTTTGATCTTCCCGGCCATCAGGCTCGCCGTGAAGTTGATCGGCATTTCCGGCGCAGTCGGCGCGGCAGCAGAAGGCAGAAAACCCCAGTCTTCAGCCTCGGTCTTGCCGAAGACCTCCAGATTCGATCTCGCCTGAAGCTGCTGGCTTGCGGTGAGACCCTGCGCTTCGTTGTGCTGGATATAGCGGCCGTCCAGCGTCGAGACGCTGCCCCCACTGCTTCCTTCTGTCACCGTAGCCCACTCCGCAAGATCCTCCGACAACTTGTAAGTCAGGTGTGTCTCGATGACGTAAACCTGCATCCCGGCTTCCTTGCGAGCGTTCGGGATATTGTTGCGGTCGGTTAAGGTGGCAACCGTTCGCAGCCCGCCCTTTCCATACGCAGCAAGATGCGATGGGTAAACGTCACCGTCGCTCGTCGGCGCAACCGGCGCGGTAACAGGGGTCGTGCCGGGGATGGCAGCCATGAGAATCAGTCAACGAAGAGACAGCGCCCCGTGGGCGGAACCACACCCACAGCCCCGATCTTGACCCGCTTGAGTGTCGCACCCTCGCCAATCTGCAAGCGTGTCTCGTTGGCAGTCACGTTGCCGTCGAAGAGTGCGGCCACGCCCGCAGCCACGCCAATCGGATAGGTCGCCTGTTTGGGATCAATCACGATGTTGGCCCCGGTGATGTCCAAGGGCGTGCTCGCATCGGCCAGATCATTGCCGATGATCGCGTTGCCCGCCGCAGCCACCTTGATCCCGGTGTGCGTGCCCAGCCCGCTCAAAGCCCTGTTGGCCAGGATCACGCAACCGCTGGCGCTGGGTCCAAGTTCGTAGCCGATGGCCGGGCCGCCCGTAACCCCGCAACCGGTGATCAGCACCACTCTGCACTGGCGCACATGAATCCCGCCGCTGGCGGGCGTGGTAACGTCACCACACGCGAAACTCGAATTGGAGATGACGCACTCGTTTGGGCCAGCGGTGTTGCCGCCGACAAAACCTTCACCATAGAAACCCCATGTATTCGCCCCACCCCGGGTCTCGCAGGAAATCAGATTGAAACGGTTCTGGAAGTTCAGATTGTTGGCGTCCGTGGCCCGCGAGAGAATGCCGTATTGGAAACCGTCGGCTGGCCCGATGTTCTGGATGTCGATTTCGTCGAAATAGCAACCCTGACAGTTGGTGAGCAGGATGGCGGCGCGCGGGTTAAAACCGGAGTCGTTGACGATGGCGAGGTTGCGCACACTCGTGTCTCTGACCGGATTCCCGGCACTGCCGATGCCATCTCCCGCATGATGGACGTGCAGGATGGTCAGCCGGTGATGGCCTTGGATTAACAGGTTGCCCTTGAGCTGGAGCATCGCGTTGAGCCGGTAATGCCCCACAGGAATCACCACCGTTCCCTTGGCCACCGCATTGTCGAAGGCTTTTTGAATCGCAATCTCGTCGGGCGCGAGGTTGTCGCCCTTCGCACCCCACTGCTTGACGTTGAAGATGGAAGTCCTGAACTGATACCAGCGGCGGTTGGCGGCATCCACGATGATGCTCCCGGTATTGTCCGGCGTGCTGGTGTCGCTCGCCTTGTAGAAGAATTCGTTGCTCCCGCCATCGCCCGCGGTGTGGTAGCCGAGAGTTGCCACCACATCACCGTCCCGGGCGATGAAGCTGGAGTCCAGCGCGCGCAGCATGGCAATGGTCGGCATGTTGCGCACCACCCCCATGTCCGCAGCCAGATTGGCCGCGGTCGTGGCACGCACCGGCGCGCCAAATTCAGGGTCGGCCTCGAACCCGGCCACGTAGGCCAGCCCGCCCAGGGTGACCCCGGCCATGAGTTCAAGACCGGACGGCTTCGCAACAACCGCCGGGAAACCGTTGGCCGCAAGACCGACACTGTCGGCCGCGGGGAAATAAATCCCGGCAGTCCCCGCAGTCTGCTTGATTGCCGGTGCGGAAACCGTCCCCGGCTGAGTCAGTTCGACACTCGGTGCCGATACGGGGTCGCCTGCCCCGGCCGAAAACGCCGTCCAGTCCGCATTGGTCAGGCCCGCCCCGAGAATCCACTTTTCCCCGGTGTCCGCATCAACGACCACCATGCACGCCTCGCGCCGCCCGGTAGGGATCGCCAGACGTGCCGCCGCGTTGTCCACCGTGCGCCAGCCACCCTTCCCATACTTGGCGAGATGCGAGGGATAGCTGTCTGTGTCGGCCGTTGGGGCAACCGGCGCAGAAATCGGAGTCGTCCCCGGGATCAGTTGGGCTTCCGGGCCTTCCAGAGTTTCGGTCGCATCCATAATCACGAGACAATGAGGGTCACATCGCCGCCCAGCTCATAGTAGGTCCGGTAGATGACGTAGGGCT